TTTGTTCCGACGATTAAGTTTGTACTTTTGCCTTGGAAATCAACTTCTGTAAAGGAGTTTCCGGTGCTTAAAAAATTACGCCAGCGAATCTTTTGAAAGGTTATCATTATTTGGGGGTATCACAATATCATTCGGTGTAATCACCGCGTATCTGTAATTATACAACCTACAGGTCCTTATGGCAAGTGGTCCATTAACCTCCACAACTTCTAATTCAGTAGGATCTTCTTCTTCCTCAAGTTGCATAGCATATCTTTCAGCATCATCTTCTTCCTCAAATAAAAACAAGACTTTTTCACCATTCTTGTTCTGAACAGCATATGCACCCTCTTGTTTTTTGTCTTTAAGGGTGAGAAGAAACATTACTCAACCTCGCACGCTTGATCATAGATCTTCTGCAAAATACCTTTGATAATACTTTTATCACAGTCCATCTCCGCTTCATCAATATATCTATTCAGAAGGGAGATTGTGTTTTCCGAATCATCTGCCTCAAATTCTTCATTCTCCTGAATTTCAAAGTTGTCAATAATCTTAAGTTCTTGAACTCCAACACTATAAAGTTTGTCAAGAAATTTTTCAAAATCTTTAGGTTTTGTTTTTTTCTTAACAATGACCTTTACGATCTTTGCTTTATATTTGGTGGCATCAAAAAGTTTATAATTTGTATCTTCATAATAGATGTTGTAGAAGATGCTATAAGGGTTATCAACATGAAAATGCTCCAGAGTCTCAGTATCAAAGATTGTGAACCCTCTAGGGTCATCCACATCGTTCCAGTACATCTCATAGGGATTGCCTAGGTAGAAGATTCGTCCGTTGTTTGATCGTGTATGGTAATGACCTGAAAATGTCCGCTGGAACTTCTCAAATAATTTGCCGTCCATACCGTCTTCCATGACGTGTCCGCGATGCGCTCTAAATCCGTTGAGCTCAAGGTGCCCCATCGCGCACTTGCTAGTTGAACCTTTAACAGATAGGATGCTTTTTTCAGTATTTTCCGCATTAATCCAAGGAATAAACAAAACTTGCAATTTATCTAGCATGACTTCCTCACACTCAGGATAAATTTTTACATTTTTATATTCTTTCAACAACAAATCTACAGTATTAACTTCGTTTGTATTCTTATAGTATGCCGTATGGTTACCAACAATAGTATGAACAGTAATGCCCATATCTCTCAAACGATTATAATATGTTTCCTTTGCCCAATCAATTGCCCACAGATCAATACTCCGACGATTGTCAAAAGTATCTCCCATATCTACAACAGTAGTGATGTTATGTTTTTCTAGGTATGGGAAAAAAATGTCATCATAAAATTTCTTAAAATGATCATGAAGAAACTTAGAAGACTTTCGTGCTCCAAAGTGTTGATCTGTGATAATGGCAATCTTCATCTATTCTTATAAGTGATGTTATCCTTAATCGTGTTGTAATCAGAACTACTGCCAGTAAGAGCAGTATCATCAATCATCATAACTTCATCAAATCCAGTCTTTTCAATAATCTTGGTTTTGATCTCCAGTTGCTTCTTCTCCTTCTGGATACGTCTCAGAAAAGCGTAATGAATAATCTGGGTAAAGTATGCAAATGGATTCTTAGACTTCTCTGGGTCAAAGTTATGAATGTATTGGACACAGTTCTCGATACCATCAGAGATCATGTCGTCTCTGAACATGTAATTAACAAAGTTTGGTTTATAAGAAAGATGCGTAGCAATCTTTAGAAAACATTCGCCCAAATAATTACTGATTAGTGGTTTTCCTTCCCAACGCTTTGAGCGATCTTCCTTCGTAGGTTCTCTACCATGCCTACTAACAAACTCTTGTTCTACTTTTGATCTATAGACGATGAGTGCCTCTAGCAACTCTTTATTGTTTACGTAATGCTCAGATTTCTTTTTAGACATAACATCACTTTATTGAATATACTTGATGTTTATATTATAACACATAATTAAAGCTTGACAAGATGTCCAAATGTGAGTAGAGTGCCTTTGTGAGGTTTCAAGGATTGGCTTTAGCTTTCTTTATTATCTTTAAGTTTATAAAGGTTCTCTAGCATCTGTCTAGCATCTTCTACTGTTGTTACGTATCCCATTTTTTTAGTAACTTCAGATTGATTGCTAGAGGTCCCTAAGAGTTGATCACCATCATCTTCTTCTTGCTCATCGTTTAAGTAATTGTTATAGAACTGAATTATTCTTTCCTCTGTAACTTCAGTTATAGTAACAATTTTATCAAGTTTTACAATAAAGAAATCATCGCCAGGTATTTGAAGCCATGGTTTAACTTTAATGGCATATCCATTACGTGTTTCAATATGTTTCATAATTACAGGATTTTGAAGAACTAATACAGGATCTTCATCATTATCATCAACACAGGCAAGTGAGAATATTTCTTCACCAGTAATTAATTTGACCGTACAATAAAATTCTTCTCCCATTAGCTCCTTAGGGGTATGTTTACAATATCATAATTGAAGTTTTCTTCGTTATAAACTTTAATTCTTTCAATTAGATGATTAAGTGTGTAGTTTCTCCGGGATTTGTAGGAAATGTCGTCAGCAATATCATACAAAGTTGCCTTTGTTTTATTATTTCCTTTTCTGAGTACTCTACCGATTGACTGGAGATTGCGTATTCTGGACTTGGAAGGAGAAGCAAAAATAACATTATGCAGATTCTTAATGTTAATACCTGTGCTGAATGTTCCGTATGAAGCAACAATAATTGCGTTGTTCTCTTTTTCAGTAATTTCCCTTACTTTCTCTCTGTCCTCTGTTTGGACACCCCCATGAACAAAGAATACGTGTCGTTCATCAAGTCTACCAGTATTTATTAAGTCATATAATGGTTGTCCATGTCCTTCTACTCTAGCAAACAAGATGAGAGTATTACCTTTGAGATCAAGTGCTAGATTACGAATAAACTTATTACGTCTTTCATGAGTTATGATATACTGGACCTCTTCTTCAAAGTTTTCAAATTTATGGGCAGGGTGCTTCAGTAGGAGTACATTAATATCCAACTTAGCAACATACCCCTTCTTCATTAACTCTTCAGTTTTGATAATCTTGTATGATGGTCCAAAGAGTCCTTCTAACACCCACTTGTGAGTCTGTGTGCCATCAAGAGTACCTGTGAATCCATATCTATACTTTGCATCAGCAAGTTTTGTCATTATAGATATTAATGACTTACTTTTGAACTGGTGTGCCTCGTCCCCAACAACTACGTTAAATCGTTCAAAATATTTTCGGGGGAGTTTGTAGATGGACTGCCAGGTAGTGATAATCACTTGGGAATTAGTTTCCCTTTCTCTACCAGCGTATATCTTGTGGCAAAATGAACCTACGTCCCACCCATAATCTTCAAAATCTTTATACATCTGTTCTACTAAGGAAGTCGTCGGAACAACTATCAGAGTATTTTGTCCGCGTTCAACATGATATCTCACAACAGAATATATCATCAGAGACTTTCCAGAAGCAGTTGGGGATATCAACAACCTTCTATTATGTTTTAAGGCGTCGTACACACCCTCAATCTGGTACGCTCTGGGAGCATACTTGCTGATAGATGTCATATAGTCTTTGACACCCTCTTTTGAAATAAGCTCATTTACCTCAAAAGGTGTACCATAAAACTTATTATGAACAAATTCATAAGTATACCCATGAGACTCACAAAAACTTGTAATTTTATCTAACAGACCTACATATATCTCCCCGTTCTGCGTATTAAATAAACGAATTTTTCCATCCCAATACTTACTACGGTACTGGGGCATAAATTTTGCGCCCGGAACCTCAAAGGTAAACTGGTCTGATAATTCGTAGTATACATGAGGTTCTGCCTTAACCTGTAAATATACTTCATTCTTTTTTGATATAATCAAATGAGACATAACTCATAGGTTCACCTATGAATATTTATTACCCCACTGTATACTTATATTGTTCACTGTTGATTGAAAGTATAATCTAATATCACTCTTTGAAGACTATCGCGCATATACCAAAGATGCTCTTGTTCTTCATATGGTCTGGCAGGTGCTCCTGGCCAATATTTAATAGTTTCCAAAACAGAATAATGTAAAAGACGCACATCCGATATAGTCAAATTTACTTGGTAATCAAATTCTTGATCTTCCATTAGAATCCTGCTTGAAACTTTTGCCACTCAATTGCATTTTTAATTTGAAAGGTCCTGTTAGCAACAGTTTTGATAATTTCTTCCAAAAACTTTAACTGAACATCATAATAACGGATCTTCAAGTCAATTGTAGTTAGTTTCTCATCGGCGTCTAGATGCCTCTGTATAGCGTCTTTCTCCCGAACCTTATAGTCAAATGGTTCTCTCTCATAAACCTCAGCAGGTGCCTTTCCTGTATAGTAGTTATATCTTTCAAGTTTTACCTTCCTATAAGAGTCTCTTGCCTTTTCTCTGAGAAGTGTGAGTGTATTGTAAATTGTATAATACTTAGAGTGAAGTTGTGGTATTTTTAATGATTCATTATGTAAGTTATCAGGATCAATGATAGAATCTTTCTGCCACATCTCCTGAATTTTGTCAAGGTCCATCATAAGCGAGTTCTGTTGTCCTGATCGAGGATATTGTATACAGTATACTTGAATCTTGCCTGTGCTGTAAAGTACTGAATGTCCGTGACGGTGGTATCAAAGTCAAGAGAGGTCAACCCAATCGGAAACAGATTCTTGAACTTGACAATTGTGTTTGCTCTGTAATTACTATTCAAAATAGTGAGAGAACCATCACTAAACTGTTCCTCCATATCATGAATTCCATCAGAGTCAGTAATCAAGTCCTTAAAGTCTTGAGTGCTTTCGGGAAATCCAAGACCAGTCAACCAGTTGTGAATTGCCATATAGTTTGACATATCCTCATCTACTAAGAATCTTAGTGTAAGATCTCCATACGTCAACTTCTGACCTGGGATGTCAAGGTCTTTCAGATAAGAAGGTTGCTTTTCAACCGCCAGACTAATTTCTGGAATCGTGGCACTCGTACAGAAGAAAGATGCCTTTGGTTCCTTTGAGAGTGAAAAATTAAACCCAGCAGGAGAAAGGAAATTTCTGTTTTGTATTTGGTTTCTAAATTGAGAAACAGTCATGTTAATTACTTGTTACGATCTTTAATACGAGAATATAGTGTTCTTTTTCCATATTGTGTTGGAGTTAATTTTGAATTATTAGTTACATCTCTAGCAGTCTGTCTCATCAAATCAAAACTGGTACTCTTATTTACCTCACCAGCCGCACCAAAATTGCCAGTATCTCTTACTTTTGCATTTGTTACCTTAGTGTCTGTACCCATTGGTTTTTGGGTAAACTGGACATTAGTACCAAACTTTACTGACGGAGTTCCTGTCCAAGTTCCTTTTGGGACTTCACCTGCTTTGTACTTATAAGGAACTGCTACACCTCTTGTAGCACCTGTAAAGGAAGTTCCATCGGCAGTTCTTTGAACTTTATCCTTTCCAGTATTATATGCCTGAGATGTGGTATCTCCAGGACCATAAGAACTTGTTTTTACAGGTTTCCAACCATATCTCTTTGCTTCATCTGGTGTATGGTCACGTTGGGTAAACTCTCCAGTAGTTTTGTTTAAAACACCTGGATTATAATTTTTATACGCTAGAACCTTTGTGTCTTTGGAAACTGATGGTGAAGTTGAAGGTTGCTTTTTATTTCCAAAGAAATTCATGAACTCACTAAAAGTTTTTTTCTCTGGCATAGTATTTAAATCTTATACTATATTTAGACAAAAAAAGGGGGTCTTGCGACCCCCCTGAAGAAATATGTGAACCAGGATCACATAAGATTCTGAACTTTGACGCGACGGTAGTAGCGGTTGGTATTCTGGGTAAGAGCACCAGCGCCGACGGTTGTACCCTGAGCGAATGGGTTGGCAACCATGCCGTAGCGAGTCTTGAATCCGATCTTGGGCTGGAAGGTGTCCTGACCAACGGCACGAACCATCTGAAGAGGAACGTATGGGCAGTAGAATAGACCAGCGTCATATGGGGAAGCACCCTTGTAACCAGCAACATAGTACTGATCAGCGGCGTTGTTAGCACCATATGGATCGATGTAAACGCGATACTTACCAGCAAGAATACCAGCGAAGGTGTTACCGGCGTCATCAACGTTCAGGTTGGCGTTAAGAGCAGGGGTGTAATCAAGTACACCAGCCATGGTCAGTGCGGAAGCAACGTCAGCAGAGCACATGATCATGTTACCCTTGCCTCTACGAGTGCGCTGAGCAATCGCGTTAGCGTCTCTTTCGATCTGGAAGATAAGTCCCTTGAACTTCTCAACAGACCAGCGACCGTTGGAGTCAACGTCGAGGTCAAAAGCACCTGCGGTTGCAACATTGGTGGCAGCACCTTGCTCAGCAACACGATAGATGGTTCTGATGACTTCGCGGTTGATTTCCGCAAGGATTTCAGTGGAGAGAATGTTAGCCAGTTCGGCTTCAGCATTCAGACCGTGGATTGCCTTGAGGTCCTGGGCGAGTTCCAGGGAGTATTCTGCTTTCAGAGCTCTGCTCTTAGCAGTAACGGTGACCTTCTCAATCGAGAATGCCATTTCGTTGAAGGTGTCAGAAGCACCGCTTCCAAGATCTTCAGCGTCGTCTGTACGCATACCCTGACCAACAGAGTATGTTGAACCGTTGATACCCGAAGATGGGTTCAGAGCGGCAGGGTTTGAACCAGACTGACCAGTAGTACCCATACCAACGCTACCAGCGGTAAATCCGTTAGCGAGGTTGGAAGAGTTGTTCTGACCAGAGAATGCGGTATCTGCTTCGTCGAACAGAGCTTCGGATCCGCCCTGAGTCTTGTAGCGTGAACGCATTGCGAAGATCAGTCCAGTAGGACCGGTCATTGGTTGTACGCCAGCGAGGTCATAAGCGACCAGGTTAGGCATAGAGCGTCTGATCAATGAGATCAGAACGGGGTCGAAACCAGCAACGGTTTGACCGCCGCCGGAGGTGTAACCTCCGTTACCAACAGCGTTGGTTGGAGATTCGGAGAGGAAAGCACTTTCCTCACGAAGAGCGATTTCTTGGTTTTCCAGGAGTTGAGCGGTAACTGCTCTACGATGATTGTCCTTGATGTTATCAAGACCGTCGTAGTCCAGAAGGGGTGCCCACTTCTCCTGCAGTACCTCGTTAGAAGGCATTTGCATTTGAATTTTACCTCGGTTTAAAAGTTAGTTTGAACTATAATTAATAATCACTTTTTAGCGACCCTACTAAGAGTCTGCATGTAGGATTCCATAATTGGAGAGACGGATTTCGACTCTACAGATTCGGTTCCCTCAGAGATTGTCTCAGTGTGATCTCTCTGAGCGCCAGTTTCCTCTGGGAAGTAAGACTTCTTCAGAGTTACAAGCTTCTCACGATAGTTTCTGTCACTTTCAAACTCAACATTTTCAGCGAGAGAAGCGAACTTATCCTTTTGGGTCTCAGCGAGTCCCTCGGCAACTTCTGCGAAAATTACGTCAGAAGTGGATTCGGCTAATCTACGATTAAGAGCAACATTGCGATCAATTTGCTCGTTGAGTTTAGACTCCATATCATCTAATTTATCTACCATGCTTTCAAGCACATCATATCTATCTTCAGGGATTGTTACATAATGTTCTTCAAAAAGGGTTTTCATACCCTCAAGGAAAGATTCGGTCATCTCAGTCTTGAGACCTTGCTCAACTTCAAGTGCATTCTCTTGAACCCACTCATCGGCAACATACTCAAGATAACCGTCGATGCGATCTTCCAGTGCTTCTTTGATGTTTTGAACTTCTTCCACGAGTGCCTGCTCGTAAGCAGTCTCAAGGTTTTCTTTTATCTCGGAAACTTTCGTCTTAATAGCAGCTTCAAAAATAGTGCGTGCTTTTTCTTGGAACTCTTCGGAGAGTTCTTCACCCTCAAGCAGAGCTTGAACATCGCCCTCGATGTCAATCTCTTGTTCTTGGATGACTCCCTCAGTGTTTTCCTCTGCTTCAGCTACAACCTCTTCTTCAGTAGTCTCTTCTTCAGATACTACTTCTTCAGCGGTTTCTTCTTCAGCTTCAGCAACGACTTCTTGATCCTCATCTACTTCTACTTCTTCAGCAGGAGCAGCCTTGGCGTTTACTACATCCTTAACTTGCTTAAGGGTAGCGCCAGGAGTTGCGAGTTTGTTAGAGTCGTCGTCTGGTCTGGAGTTCTCAGGAGTTGGACCCCCAAGATCTTCGTAAGGAACACCACTAGCCTGCATTGGTTCAGCGGGAGCAGCTCCTTTAGTTACTGCGTTTTCCATTTCCTGTAAGTTGCTATTAGCGGACATTTGTATCGATTAAATTTGGTATAATCTATATTTATTTATAAATCAAAGAATTGATAAGAAATCATTAAATAACTGGAGCTTATGCTCGTCAAGGGTTTTTTGATCAACAAGAGTGTTAATTCTCTTCTGAGTCTTTTCTGCAAGTTGTTCACGAAGGATTCCACCTTCCCAAACCCACTCTTTTCCTTCCATGATTCCAGAAACAAAAGCATCAGGAGCAGAAGGG